CCAAGCCAGCTTGAAGGTGCCATCCCAAGTTCCGCTGTAAGAACGGTCATCCACGTTGTAATTGGAGGGCACGCGAACAATGCGCCCCTTCCAGTCATAGGCTCGCGTGGGGATACTCTGGAACTGTGACGCATCAAGCTTGATGCCAACGACGGCCGACATGGGATAGCGCAACTTCGCGTCAACCACTTCGGTATATGCATCCACGAAAGTCTTGTCGCCGATGGTGTTGCTCGTCGCATTGGCGGTGATCCGAACGACTCGGATAGACCACCCGGATCGCGCCGAAGGCAAATCGATGCGATGCGATCGCGAATAGCGCTGCGAAGTCTTTCCGTCAAACGCGCTAAGCAACACCTCGCGATATGCACCACCGTCTGTGCTGAGTTCAATCCGATACTCCACCCGGTAGCCTGTGATATCACCGTTGCTGGTGTTGGCCAATGAGAGGCCATTGACTGCGAGCGTGATCCGCACAGCGGACAATTGAACATTGGTGAACGACTTGACCCAGGGAACAGCAGCCGTCAGTTCAACGTTTACCGCAGCCGTAACTTCTGAAGCTGGAAAACCCGGCAACGGATCTTGAGTCTGCGTGCCTGCCCGAAAATCGATTGCGACATCCTGAAAGTTCAGAGAGCCGTCCTCGTTGGCAATCGGCGTGCCGTCCAAATACACATCACGCAGTGCACCATTCAACCCGTGCGCCGGGCCGTACACCTCGCCCTCTGACACCAGATCGACGACGCGCGCATACGCCGTGCTGTGAAGACTGTCAGGCGATTCTTTAGGGCTACGGCCCGCGCCACCACCTTTCCCGCCACCATACCCGACAACCAAAGCCTTATTCGGCATCTTGGCCCCAGAAACCACTAGGGCGCCTAAAGGCGCCCCATCAGTCTGATTATGTTGCATCGTCATACCTGATCCTCGGCGTAGATGCCTGCTGAGATTACGGAGCTGCCCACAATCATTCGGCCATACAAAACCGGCACGGGATTGCCCTGTGCGCTGGTGTTGACGGCGCCATTGAAGTTGTACGACGCCCCGTTATCTGGACTGTCCTTTGCGCTTAGCCCGCGTTGCTGAGGCGATAGCATCTGCACGACGCCGCCCATCACCATGGCGATTCCCACGGACATGACGGTTGACGCGACGGACCCGACTTCTGCGTAGAGCGCCATCCCCGCAAGCGGCGGAAAGTAGATAGAAGCAACAATCAACACGGCTCCCAGCACCGCTTGAAACAGGCCACCATTCTTTGCACCCGCCGGGATCGGAGCAATTCGAATCGCATCATCACCACACGGCAGCCGCAGTTCTTCGGAACCAATATTCCGGCGTCCAAGAAAGCACGCATATTTCACGCCGCGCGTCTCGCTCTCAGCCAGCGCTTTCTCAAAGCCGGGCAACAACACGCAAAGCGCTCGTATTGCCTCCGCAGTGCTGCTCACGGCAAGGCGATGAGCTCGTCCGAACTGAGTTCCCAGCCAGCCATAAAGCCTGACTTCCCGCAATTTTTCGCTCATCTTTTATCCTTTGTAGCGAAGCACAAGGCGGGTAGCCTCGCGCCAATAGCCGCCGTACACAACCCGCTCGGAGTCACGTCCATACAGGTGATGCAGCATGGCATCAGGTACTGGGTGCAGGCCGCGGTCTTCCTCAAGCGCAGCCGAGCCGATATATACGCCAGCATGGTTCGCCCGGTCTGAGCGGATCTGCATCAGCACCACGTCGCCCGTCGTTAGTTGTTCATCGTTGGCAAGCGGCCGAAAGCCGGCTTCAGCGTAGTGATCCATATAGAGATCACCTTCCTTGCCCGACTCCCACCAGCCATCATCGCGACGGAAGTCCTGTAGCAGGATGCCGCGCTCCCGCGCATACCAATCGCGGATCAGGCTGTAGCAGTCGAGAACGCCGTGAGCAAACGGACGCCCCAGCAGCGGTGCGCAGTAGCCTTCCGGCGCGAAGCCGGCCAGGTCTCCGCTGACAACATGGCCGCCTTCCACCTGCGCCACCGCCACGATGAACCACGGCAAGCCAGTCGCCTCGCATGCAACGCGGTCCGCCTCGCTGGGGGTGGCTGGTGCGTCGGGGTGCGAGTGCACAACAGCACTGATGCGCCCCGAGTCCTCAGCTTGCGCATAGTCTTCAGGCGACATCACAAAATGATCCGTCCCCGATGCAAGATTGCGGCACGGCGCATAGGTTTCGCGCCGGCCCTGCATCACCACCAGACCGCAACACTCGCGCGGATACTCAGCCACCGCGTGCGCACGGATGGCTGCCATCGTTTTCTTACGCATCGTTATCCCCTGAGCCGATCCGCTGACGGAAAGCCACCGAAGTTGATCACTTCGTACTCGCCGAAGCGCTTTTTGCAATCCGAGAGGAGGCCCGAACAGCGATCCAATGCCGGATCGGAGACCGCGTTCCCGTTGACATCGAACATGCGGGGCCCGGTGTAGCCGCAGTAGGTACCGCGATAGCCGCCCTTGGTTAACCAGCCGCAAACGCCTGCGATGATCTGCCGGGATGGCAGCATCTGGCCATTGAAATCCAGCGCGCTCGACAGTTCGAACTCGACCACCTCGGCGGCCTCGGTCGTCTTCTGCTGAATGATCCAGATTTCAGGCGGAAGCTCTTCGTCGGGCGAGGCCGTTGGATTGCCATCCGCAAAGTTGCGCGCATCCAGATACTTGCCCAGCGTCCGGCGCACGACAATCCGTGCTCCCACCAAGTCATCTAGTGCGATACAAAGCGCCGACATCACGCCCGAGATAGGGTTGCCATCAGCGTCCTGCCCGATGTTGCCGACAGACAGCGTAGGTGTGGGCTGCTGCCCTTCTCCTACCTGCTCAAACCCTTCGGCCTTGATAGCCCAAGGCTCGTACTGATTGCCCTGCCACCAGATCGGACCGACTTGCGTGTATCCGTGGAAGCGTTGAAGCGTGCCGCCGATACCGGTGGCGTCCAGCTCATAGAGGTCGACCAGCGCGCCGACCTCCAGCTTTTGGACGTCTGCATAAATTCCCATGACGTCTCCTTAAGCCTGGATACTTGCGGCCAGGATGAACAGCGCGTCAATCTGCGCTGACGAAAGGCCCAGCATGCCGGCGACTGCGGCTAGCATTTCGCTGTCGCGCCGGAACTCCTGCAGGTCATCCCAGGCGCGACGGTACATGGCCGGCGTGGCAGGGTCTGCGAGGACTGCCTCGGCAGCTTCGAACAGCGTGGTGTCGCCGTGGCGTGTTTGCCACATGGCTTCGCGGCCTTGGAAGCGGCTGACGACCTGCGGGTTGGGAACCGGAGGCTCCGGCACCTCGTCCACCCACATCGTGTAGTTGAACACCGGTTGCGGGAAGCTCGAATAACCTGGACGCTTCCCTGTTGAATCAATGTAGGGCATGGATCAATCCTCGAAGTGGTCGATGTAGGATTCGACCTGGACGGTTGTCATGGACGGTCCGCCTCGGGACCTGAACCAAGCATACGGAGTAGCCGTGGCTGGCATAGGAAGCTGCCAACGAACTACGTTGTTTACCCCGACCGCAGCGACCAGGATGTAGATTTCGGCTGTGAAACCTGCGCCTCTGCTACGGCGATTCATTAGCGAACAACCCGACGAGCTTGTCGCCGTTTGCCACCCCAGGAACGTTATGGTGTGGGCTACGTTCGCGGGCGTAAACGTATTTGGCGAATACCAGGTATCGGTTTCCAGCACAGAAGATCCGTACATCGCCAGCGGAGTATCAAAAAAGAACTGGTTGCCGACTTGGTAGTAGGCCCAAATCCCGTTAGTCGCGTCAGTTATAAAGCACCCGATGCGGCGGTAATGGCTATGGGTTGCAGGCCGATTTGCGCAGTTATATGTCGTGTCGAACGCCACGCATACCGAACCGTCGCTGTTGCGGCGAAGCAAAAACACGTAGTACTGGGTACTCGCGGTTCGCGCCCCGGTCAACAGGCCGTTGCCGGTAGCCCCGTGGGTGAAAGCGCCCGAGGTCTGTACGGTACGTGTATTCCCCGCTAAAAGTTCCAGCAAAACTTCGCCGCTCGACGACGCCATCCGCCCCGGGTAAACGGTTAAGGTGGAATTGCTGGCCCATTCAGTCTTACAACCTTCCCGATAACCTGGGGTGGGCGGACTTTGCACATACGCGGAGAGCGCGGCATTCCAGCGGTAGCCCCCACGCCCGTCTACCAGAATATCGCCCATATCGCTTGCGGGCATCCACGCTGCGCTGTTAAACGCCCCTGTAACTTTCCACGGTTGCCATACGCCGGTAGACGTGTTGCCAAAGCGCGCAAACTTCAGCGGCCTACCTCCAGTCACCAACAACGTCAGCTCTTGTGAGATGACCGTCGCTGCATGCCAGAAAACTTGCATGTAGCCAGCGGCCGAATATCCCGGAAAGTTCGCACCGCCGGCGACCGCCGATGCCGTCCAGGTGTAGAACGTGTTATCCGAAGTAAGCGTGTTGGCGTCCGTCGCAGCGGTCAGGAACGTGTGGGTCATGGCCGATGCCGTACTCGCCACCTCCGACCATGCAGTCCAAGTCGATCCCGCCGACTGCGCGCGCCACCACTTCCGATTTGCTGTGGCGCGTGCCGTGTATTCCTGCGTGACCGCCGCCCCGTACGCCTTTACCGTGAGGATGCCGGTAAGCGCCCCCTCTGGATAGTTGTTGGCGACGGTAGCGCTCGCGCCCGTGCCTTGATACCAGTCGCCAGGCGTCGTATAGCTGTTTAGGTTGTGTGCGGCAGTGGGCAACAAAGGCGCGAGAGACGCCAGTTCGTATGCAGATCCATTCCACCGATGCCAGCCAACGCCATCCACGTAAACGTCACCGCAATTGGCGGTAGGTAGCCAGCCCACGCTGCTTAGGCTGCTGATCATCGTCCAGTTTTGCCAGCTGTTTCCGACCGGATCACCGTACCGGAAGAAAATGCGCGGCTTCATGTTGCTGCCTACGAGCAGCGTCACGGTTTGGAAAACACGGGTTGCGGCTTGCCGCCGCACCTCCACTCCGCCACCAATGATGCTGCTGGTTGGGGGCCAGTTGGACCCGGACGTGACAGCCCCGGCCTGGTCGATGGTGTAGTAAGTGTTGTCTGCGATGAGCGCGTTGCAGTCTACCCCCGCAGCACCCAAGTAGACGTGCGTCATGGCGTCGTCAAAACGCGCCTGTTGCTGCCATCCCCCCCAGACGCCGGTTGTGCCAAATCGCACGCGCTTGTAAGTGCGCAGCACGCCACCCGTACCGTTGCGCGTGGTGTACGTCTGCGTAACCTGGGAGTTACCAGCCGCCGCCGCTTCTACCAGCAACGTGCCGGCCAACTGCTCCGGCCAATTTAGCGCCGCCGTACCCTGAGCGTCCGAGTTCGTGTAGTAGACGCCGGGGCTGGTTAGCGTGTTGGCGTCGGTACCCGTGGCTACGGCCAATGACAACGGAAACTGCGTCACCGGCTGCCGGCCTACGCCATCCAAGGTTCCGACGCCGCCCGCCACACCCAACTGGCTTGCGTCCAGACTTCGCACCCAAGGCGTCCAGTTACCCGACACAAACGAGCGCGTGAACATCTGGCCAGAGTTCGCAGCGTTGTAGACCTGCGTGCACCCTGTAGCTGCGGTGCCGCCAGGTACACCAACGGAATACACGATCAGGGAACCGGACTGCCCTATCGGAAAGTTCGTTCCGCTCGCTGCGTTCGCAGACGAACCCACAATCCACATGCCGCGCTGCGTGTAGTTGTTCAGGTCTTGCGCGGC